TGATGTCCCCTCAGTCTTTGACCAGAAGTTCTTGGCAACCTCCTCATTTCCACCGGCCAGACGCAGGTACTCGGTCTTGCGCTCAGCACGGACCTTGGCGTTGTACGCTTGCTGACGCACATCGCTGTACTTCTCAAGGCACTCGTCGCGCACCTTAACGAACTCGGTGTCGTCCTGAGTGTATTCCTCAAAATTAGAAGCCTTCTGTGAACCAGCTTCAACGCCGACGTACTTTAAAACAATCTGAGGAGTGTCGCTGGTAATTTTGATTTTGGGATGGCTGTAGCTGTTCTCCTCAATGCAGATCATTCCCTCAATCGCCTTGGCGGCAATTTGCTCGTCTAGGAAGCCGAAGTTTGAAGAGTGGTATCCCAATTTAAGCGTCCAAACTTTAATAGCTTCAGCAGGCTTGGTGTAGCCGCGCCACTCGCTGCGGCGTAGTGCTTCGGACAATGTAATCGGAGGCTTGATGCTTCGCTCGATTGCTTCCAACCGAATGGAGTCGTTCAACTCCTCGTTGGTTAAATCGATGATTTCGTTTCGGCTAAGTTGAGAAAAGGGTTTCATGTTTTTCCTTATTCAGTGGGCGGGTTGGCGAACGCCTTAGCCTTGGAGATGAAGCCGTCGGCATCGGTGACGATCATGTTGGCCACCTTGGCGCTGACATCGCGGAAGTTCTGGCCTTCCTTGATAAGGTTCTTGCTGATGAGGAACGCGTTGGCGATATCAGAATGTGGCTCAAGAATCTGCTCTAACTTCTCAACGAGCGAGAAGGCTGGTTCCGGCGTCACATTGACCGTCTGGCGCGTCGTAGCGGTGATGGTGGGTGTTGACGGCGAGGAGGAGAAGTCGGCCACTTCCTCGACGCAATATCGACCCTGAGTAATGCGGGGGTCGAGCATCCTTGTGGCGAGACTCACAAGACGCGCACGCATCATAGCTGCTGGGAATTTCTGCCAACCACTCCCCGCTTTAGCAGGAAGCAAACCGGCCAACTTCGCATCTTCAGTCGTAAACGAAATACGGATCTTCTTCTGCCCCTTGCAAAAGTCAGCAATGGCAGCTTGGGCGTCAAATTGCACCCAATCCACGTCCCACCCTGCATCCATTAGACCGGACAACATAGCCTCGGATTTCATGGCAATCTGGCCATTTATGACGTGGTTAGACCTCTTCCAAGTCAGCGGAGTTTGCTGACTCGCAATGCACTCAAGTGCCAGAACATACCCTTGCTCGGCCTTGGTAAGTCCAAAGAGTCCTGAGTGGGCCATCCACTCTCCAAGCGTCTTCACAGCGTCTAGAGACGTGCATGCTTGGGAGTAGAAGTCTGCTCCTGATTGAGGTTGCTGTTCAAGTGATTGCGGCTGATTTGCCGCGACTGATATCGATGTATTACTCATGGTTTTGTCTTGTTTTTGTTCTCTGACACGTCTGCCATTCAGCAGACAAAATTATTTAGAAATCATCGGATACTTTCGGTGATGCGCTTCGTGGCATTGCTTGCAAAGCCACCTTACATCAAGCCGCTTATCTTGATCGTAACTTTCGTGATGAGCCTCTGGAACGCACGTCTTCATGCAAGCTGAACAGGATTGCGGCCTGATAAGCTTTCCAGACTTCAGCGCCAACATGACTGCCTTTCTCGACTTCTGCTTCTCTGGATATTTTATCTGAGATGCCCTGTTCAATCGACGCGCTCGTTCAAGATACTTCTGGTATCTAACTGCATCATTCTTGATGTTGAAATACGTCTGTCGATGGTACTCGGACCTTTTGGACAGGTTAGCTGCGTAGTAACCTTTGCCATACTCGCTCAGCCGCTCCTTGTTCTCGGCACACCATTTTTTCTGATAGGCCGAAAGCTTCTCCTTATTGTCCCGCTTGTATTGCTTGCAGCATGACTTGCAATACCTCTGGTGGCCGTCACTGCTTGTTCGTGTCTTTGAGAATTCTGGGAAACTCTTCTCGATCTTACACTTGCCACACGGCTTAGTCGCTTGAACCTGTTCAACCTCGGTCGTCATAGCTTCACTTCCTCCTGAGCCTTCGGTTTCCGTGCGAACGGATTTACTTCATCTCGCATCACCTTTGAATCAAGCAGCGCGGCCAAATCTGATTCCGTGAACAAAATGCGACGACCGACGCGGCGGTGTTGCGCGCCCTCCCGGCAGAGTCGGCGCAATGTCTCGCTGCATACGTTCAGCATCTCAGCAGCAGTCTTGGTCGTGTAGCACTTCATGGTTCGTTGGTTATGCAATCAGGTGATCATTACAGGTAAAAATCCGAAACCTCGTTGCGCCACCTCGACGCACTCTACGCCTGATTGCAGAAAATCGTTGTGACAAGTTATGGGTTGCATCAGGTCGAGTCAAATCTTTTTTCATGTTTCTCACTTCCAAGCTGCGGCAACCATCGATTCGATGGTGTTGACGGGTGGCTGATGCTTGGTTTTGCGGGGTTTTTCGCTGGGTCTTCCGAGTGATTCTTTCATCTCTTCCAGCCAGTTGACATCCTCGTCTTGGCTCTTGCCCATCTCCTTCGCGTCGGAATACAAGTCGGCCATCTGCTTGTTCAGCCTCTTGATTTCTTTCAAAGCCTTTCGCAGTTCGCCATCCATCGCGATGACCCGGCGTTCCAACGCCCGATGCTCAACCAAGATCATGGCGTCCTTGGAGTTCTCATCGGATGGTAACCAGTCGCAGCCCTTCCACATGCGGTGGACATGATCGAAAACAAGCACCTTCGACTTGGGATGCCTCATCGAGTTGAACGCTCGGCTCGCTCTACCCAAGTCGCACTGCATATTGACCATGATGTGGGCCAGAACCTGCGAGCGGTTCGGATCGGCATCGTGATGCAGCGGCTCCATCAAGCGGAACATGCTGCGGTGTGTTGCTCCATTCTCTAAGTAACTCATAGGAACTTGTAATGCACTCTTCTACGACCATTTGTCAACTTCATTCAAACGAACTTTCATCTAACCCACTTCTTGCTAATTAAAAGTTCGCATAGCTGTCGCTATCTCCCCTATTGGGAGTTACTTAACTCCCCATAAATAGGGAGTACAATTCCGCTTTCGCAGACTTGCTTGAACCGCTCCCTGCCGGGGCGGACGCAGTCAGCGGCGGAATTGAAACCCCTCCAAGACCGCTCAATCGCTCGTTCGACATAGCGTTCAATCGCTCAGAAAGGGGCTGTAGAGCGTTTTTGATTGGCGAATGACGTGTTGATACCGTTGCGCTATTGGCGACGCGTAGGGGCGAGGGGGAGGATGGATGGATTTTCATGCTCTTGGATAGGGGGTAGAATGGCCGACAAGTTAGATGCGCGGGGCGGATTGGAGAAGTTAGATGGAAAATTGGAAAAGTTGTTTTGCGAGAGTGCGGAATGCTAGATTGGCGGTTGCGGGGACGACTCCGTTTCCGAGGAGTCGCAAGCGGTCCAAGATAACGGCAGACCGAGCAGACTTTCGACCCAAGCTGGATTCAAGCGTTCGCGCCGGTTCCCACCATCGTTGAGGTTCATTTGGTCCACTGGGCCACTTCCACGCATCGTCAATGTCGCTATCCGTCGCAAGATACGCCCCCCCCGGTCCAGTCGCGCAAGCGTCGCGAAGGAAGCATTCTGATCTTTGTCCTCGTTCGCTGTCGGCGTAGGCCAGAATCCAGACCCGCTTCCTAATATGTGGCGCGCCGCATTCTTCCGCGCTGAATAGTCCGCTCGCAACGCGGTAGCCCATGCGCTCCAATCTCTCCAGCGTCCATCGGATGCAAAGAGTTCCGTCTGGCATAAGACTGGTAAGCAAGCCTTCGACGTTTTCGATGAGGATGCAGCGCGGACGCATTTGCTGGAGTCCAGTGAGCCAGTCGTTAAAGAGAAATCTTTCATCGGCTCCACCTTTACGGAGTCCGGCGTGGCTATGGGGCTGACAGGGGATTCCCGCAGCCGCGATATCCACCAGTCCTCGAAATTTTGCGTATGGGAAGGCGAGCAGGTCCGTCCAGATAGGTGCTGCATCCAGTCGTCCCTCTTCAATTTTCGCAGCCAGATTTGCGACGGCGTATGCTTCCCTTTCGACGTAAGCGACAGTGCGTAGATGCGGGATAGCCGACTTGAGTCCAATTCCAATGCCGCAATATCCGGCGCAGAATTCGACAAGATTGACGGGATGATGATGCACGGTGGGTTCACGGCTTGGATCGTTCTGCTACCGGATACACATCGTAGTCCTCGCTGAGTTCGACCGGGACGACGCGAATCCGCCCTTGCGTGTACTCGCCGGGGTTTAGCTCGCGAGCCGCTCGTTCCGCGTCCTTGCGCGACTCGAATTCGACCGTCTGGTAGCTGACGACCTTCTCCTTCATGTCGCTCCAGCCAATCGCGCCGCTGAGCTGGACTTTGTAGACTGGCTTCGCGAAGAGGTTGCGGCTCATGGATACATCCCTCCGGCGCGGATGAGGTCGATGATGAACTCCGAATCGTCGATGAGTTGCTGTCGTCGTTTCTCGCCCTCGCCGGTCGTGTCCGCGCACTTATACATTCGGACGTAGAAAAGCGCGTCCTGAAGGCAGGTGAGCGCGGCGGCGACGTGCGCGAGACGGGTTGACGCGGATGCTAAGAAAGGATTCTGAAAATCATCGGCCATCAGCTCAAGTTGCTTGGCCAACTCATCGAGCGGGATATTTCGCGCCTTCAAAGATTCGTCCTTATATTTTTTTTCAACAAACTCTAAGATTTCGTATGCGTTGTACGGTCCGTTTGTTCCAGTTATCATAACGTCTCCAGATCAGGCGTTCTGGAGCAAAGCACGTCGCCTTCCTCGCGCTCGATGATGAGTTCAAGGATTTGCGTGCCATCCTTCGCGATGAGCGAGCAGATATGTTTGTTGTCGTCGTAGATTGAGAGCGGTGTCGCGCCGTGTTCTTGCTCCTCGCCGGTTAGGATTGCGTTGAACAGGTCAACGATGGTCTGGGCGTTGGCTTTGCTTTGAATGGTTAGTTTCATTTCTTTGCTGTTGTTTGACTGGTTTCGAGAGAGGAAAGTTTGCGCATGACGCGACGGCCATAGGCGCGGGAAGAGGACCGCTTGAGGGCTTTTGGCCCACCCTGCCAGATGCGCGCCAGCGATTCGTCGCTGAGATTGCGTCCGTAATGGCTTAGGTAGGCGTGGGCGATGAACGTCGCGACGGCGCGGTTGGTGACTTGGGCGTGCGCGTAATGCGTCCCCATGATGCGATTCACATCGCGAACAAGAATCGGCTTGATCTGGAGCGCGCCAAGCTCGCCGTGACGGCCTTTGGCATGATCGTTTCCATGGGATTCGATCTGGATGAGCGCGGATAAGAGCAGTGGATGCATGATTTGATGCGCGATAGAGTTTTATTCGTGGGATTTGATGCGCGGACAGGGTTTACCGGATAACCGGAGCGGCTTAAAGCCCTTTCGCCTTCCTGATGATGGCGCGAGCGTAGTCCAGATCGTCGTCGTCGGCCATTGGGTGCGCGAGGCGTTCGAGGGCGGAGAGAAGATCGGGGGCGGAGGCGATAAGGCGCGCATCCTCGGGCAGTATGTCACCAGCAATAAACGCCGGATTCCATTCGCCAGTCGTCGTGACGATATCCATGCGGAGGCTGTTAGGGTTGTGCGGATTGCCTGTCGTGGGCGTTGCAAGCCAAGGGCCGGGGGTATGGGTTTTCATTGGTTCAGGCGCGTAAAGTTCCGGTTTCGATTGCCCATTGGATTCCCTGCGCGGCTTCCTGCTGGTTTTCATCCAGTCGCTTACCGTCGCAACGAATTTCGGTCGTGATAAATGAGTTTTTTCCGTTCGCTCGCTTAACCGCACGCGAGAAACGATAGGATGCGCGGACTGCGGCTTCGATGGAACGATGGCGCGAGACGGTTCCGCCGTTGAAGGTGTCGTGAAGAGTGTATTTCATGGGATGCTTTCGTTTGATTTGAGGAAGGACTTATGGCCTACCCTTTCGCCCTACTCTTTCGAATAAGGCGCGTAGGATAGGTCATTCAGTCGAGACTAGACCAGAGGGCGGAGCCGCGTAGGCCGCTATAATGGACTTCGTATCGCGGGGGATTGGCAACGCCCACTTCGCGCCACAGGTCAAGTTGCTGGCGCGCATAGGCGACGGCGTCCGATTCGGTTTTGGACCAGTGGACTAGCTGAGGTTTTGAGCCGCTAGAAAGCGATGTTTGCATGACGTAGTATTTCATTGGATGCGCGGGGAATGGGTTAAATGTCGAAGGTAATCAGACGGTAGCCTTTGCGCGGCTCAATCTTGGCCGTCATTCGCTCCTTTCGCGTCGCGTCGCGCATGGCCTGATTCCATTCTACTTTTTCGCGGAAAGAGCCGTTTCCGATTTTTACCGAGACATTGCGCGGCATTTCATGCGCGAGATGTTGTGCGCGTTCGAATTGCGCCAGTGGTGAAAGATTGAGAAAAGCCGGGATTGAATCGCCAAAGCCATTCCAGAATTGATCCGACAAATCGCGGAAGATTGCGGTGATTTTCATTGGATGCGCGGGGATAAATTAAAATTGCTGAATGACGATTCCGCCGTCGAATGGGACGACTTGCGTGCGGTCCTGAAGCCATTCCAAAGCCTCGGATTCAGATTCGAAACTCTGGCCGTATTCTTTGGATGCGGAGATTGCGGAGGGGTGTTCCGCGAATTCACAGCAGATGCCGATAGGATCGAGTTCCAACTCAAAACAAGTTGACTTTTCGTAGTCTTCCAAATGCGCGAATAACGCACGGCGTGCGGGGACGGTGAATTGTGTTTCGCGGCCGCATAGGCGGAATGCTTCGATGAATTGGAATTCTGTGACAATGGTTTTCATTGGATTTGGATTTGTTGAATCAGAGAATCGGGATGATTCACCGCCGGAGGCTACCGTTGCCGATAGACTCTCGCGGGGAGTCACTTCCGGCGGATGATTCCGGCAGCAATCATTGCCTTGCGCCAGTATTTCAGCGTGCGCGGATGGTTTGACTGGTCTAGGTGAAGGGATTCCGTCCGATTAGAGCAATCGCGATAGTCCGTTTCGGAATGGGATGAAAGCCATTCGAAAGCCTCGCCTCGCGGAGGATAACACGAAGGAAGGGGATGATCGCGCATTAGGGACACTAGCTCGCGGAAAGTCACGGCTTCGCCTTCGGATAGGAAACCGGATTCTGCGGATTCGCCTTCCTCTGCGGATTCCGGCGTTATGACTTCGAAGGTGCGGGATATTAAGATCATGGGATGGGATGGGATGGGATTAAGCGCGAGTTTCGACTTCATGGATTCCTAGCAAGTATCCCTTGCCGGTTTGAACGGTAAGGTTTTCTCCGTTGAAAAGGTCAACGTGAACTTCGCCGGGTTTGACTGAACCATACCACTTGACTACAGGCTCCGGTGAATTGCCGGTGACATAATGCGCGGATTCATTTGCGCGGGGAAAGGTTCGGCGGACTTTAGATTGTGGCGCGAGGTAGAGGATTGGCTTCATGGGATTTGATTTGGATTTGGTCGGCTTTAATTCGCCGCTATTCCCTTCAGTTGCCCGAAGGGAAACGCGGGGAATCAGGCTAAGTTAAAGAGGGCGCGAAAGTCCGCGTAGTCATGGCAAAGGTCCGTCGCAAAGCGATAGACTCCAATATCCTCTTCCCCGTCGGCGCGTTTGACGGTGACGAATTGCCATTTTTCGCCGTCCATTACGAAAGGATCTTCAAAGGAACGGAGGCGGATAAATTCAAGGACTTTCATGGGATTTGATTTGATTGAGTTTGAACGCTGAATTCTGGTTTCCATTTCAGAAAACCAGTGGTTCAGGATTCAAACTTCGACCGCTTCAAGTCGCTTCATGGATTGCCATGCTTTGCGGAGCGTTTCGATTTCACCTAGAGTATCTAAGTCGCAGTCGATGCCTTCATCCTGAAGTGACGAACAAATCCCGTCGGTATCGTCGCCTAACATAGAAACGAGGACGAAGTACTTGCTGCGATTGCTTAGGCTGAACTCCGCTTGGACGGCGCGACGGTAGGCCAGAAACTCCGGGGAGAGGTTCGCTTGCTTCTCTTTTATCTTCGACCAATAGGCCTCCGTTGAAATGCCTTCCTTCAGGTGAACCACCTTCCATCCTTCGCCTCGATTGCGGAGGACGGTTCCGTTGCTGCGGAGGCTGAGTGAATACTGAAGCGCATTAACTCTTTCGAGTTCAGTGCCTTGCTTGCTTAGGGTTGCCATAGTTTTATTTAGTAGGGGATTCAGAATTGTGAGCGAAAGAAAACGAAGAAAAATGACCAGCCTGCGACGGCGTAGGCAAGGGAGAGGAAGAGGATGGAAGCGAGTTTTTTAAACGTGGGTTTCATTGCTGAGGACAGACTAGGGGACGGAGCGGAATGAGTCAAAAGAAAAATCGAGAATATTTTTGAGACTAGGTGAAAAGGCCGGATTCATTGGGGAAAATGAGGGAAAATAAATTCTAGGAAAGCGACTAGAGGAGGGGAAAACCGGAGTTGCAACGGACGGCGCAACGGCCGATCTTTGCAGAATGACAGCCAAGCAATGGAAGAGCGCAACGGCGCAGTATCTCAGCGGGAAAGACTGGGCAGCAATTGCAAGCGATTTGAGCGTGCCTATAAATACTCTGCGCAGTAGGGCGTGCCGCGAAGGGATTACGAAAGTGAAGGCGCAAATGCAAACGGTTTGCATTGAAAAGAAAGCCCAGAGCCTAGAAAGTCTATCGGCTTTAGTGCGTTCGAAGCTCGCCGCAGATGCAGCTTCTACGCTTGAGCGCGTTGACTCTTACGACCTAGACGGCCTGAAGGACGAGGCAACTCGCGAGACGATATTAAACAGCGTAGCTAAGCGAAGTGCACTTGTGTTTGGCTGGTCCGAAGCCGGAGAAGCGACTTCGGTATCGATTAATCTGCTGGGTTCAATGCCGGATCGGTTCGCAGAGGTTCAGGTGAGCAATCCCGTTTGAAGTAAAGATAACAGCTAATGTGCAACGGGGGAAAACTTATCATCAGGATAAGTAAATCTAATGGGACAAAAGGATTGTTTTTCCACAGAATGGCACGATTATTGACGTAGGACCTGGCACCCCCTTTGCGGGGTGGCTTCGTTTACGATACCCCCCTCAAAAATTTTCCGTCTTTTTGACCATGTTAAGTAAAATTAAAATTGGTCAAGTTATTTCTCTCAATCAAGCTGAGAGGAAGTTGGCCCACTTCGTGGCTAAGAATCGCAACGGCAATAATCGTCATTTCAACACTACGAACTTGAAGATAAGCACGGATGACCCTGCGACGGTGGATCTGGAGGGCGTGTGCGGCGAGATAGCTTTCTGTAAGCTATTTAATGTCTACCCCGACATCGACACGGATCGCGAACCACCGCACCCGCTCTACGACGCGATTATACCTCCCATTCCACCGGGCATTCGCATCGATGTGAAGACGACGAAGTACGAGAATGGCAAGCTACTGGTCGATGCGCGCAAAGGTTCCAAGACCGATGGCGTGGATTTCTATGCGCTGATGATCGGTCAATTCCCCGGTCCGTATACGTTCAGGGGATTCATCGCGAAGGAGCATATCATCCAGCCGCATAGAATCGGAACGATCATCAAGGGATACAAAAGCTACATTGCCGAACAGAGTGAACTTATCGACGGCATTCCCGAGCAAGACTTATTCTGATTGACGCGTAAGGCACCAGTGTGTCTCAGTCCGGCTATCGACCTTAAGCAAGGCGGAGGCTTGGTCAGCCATCGCAAAACTGTCTAAGCGGCAATGACGCTCCGCATCGGTCAGCGCGTAGGTCCGGTCCGCCATCGTTTGATGGATGGATAGAATGGCCTACCAAATGCAGATAACGTCGGTTTAATTTTTTCTCAATATGGCTTGTCCTAATGTCTTCAACGCCTTCGCCGTAGCGACTGAGTCGCTCGCGCAGGACGTCTATAAACGCGCCTCGTATCGCTCGATGTGGCTCAATATGATTGAGCGCGGAGAGTATCCTCAAGGTACTGGTTTGACCCAGACCTCGTTCACCACCACTTCCATCGAGCCGACTGCGGCTGAGGAGTGGTCGGCCATCACGCTTGCCAGTGGCGAGAACGGTGGCGCTTGCGATGTCACTTACAGCGAGGTTCCGGTCGGCTATAATGCCGTCACTTGGAGTCCTGAGCGTTTCGCCCTCAAAGGTCCGCTCCTGTGTAAGGACGATTTGACCTTCGACCATCGCGTCGAGGCGTTCTTGCGTGTGTACTTGGAGAAGCTCTCGATCCGCGCACAGCGTTCATGGGAAACCCGCTATCAGAATACGTTCGCGAAGTTCGCGATCAAGGCTGTGGCCGACTCGTCCTTCACTCAGGTCGAGACGATTCCCTCTGGCGTGAATGAGTTCCCATGGATTCAGACCGGATCGGCTGGTCAGGCGCTCAATCAGTCTACCTCTGAGCTGACTCAGGAGATGCTGGATGTCGCGGCTGCTACGCTGATCCGCAATGGTGCGACGAATCCTGATAGCTCCGGTTTCATCTCGTACAGCAGCGACGGTCCGGTATTTCCGCTATATATCGGCTTGGAGGCTTCGCAGCGTATCGCTCAGAACAACCCGGCGTTCCGCGATGACTTGCGTTTCGCTGATCAGGGCAGTGGCGCTGGAGCGGAGTTGCTTAAGCGGATCGGTGCGAACCGGGTGATTAAGAACTATCGCCATGTTCCGAATCTGTTTCCGCCCCGCTTCACTTATGCCGGTGGCAAGTACACGCTGGTGCAGCCGTTCACCAGTGCGAGCGGAACGAAGGGTACTGTGTTCAGCGTCAATTCGAGCTGGACGACTGCTCCGTACGAGGCTGCGTTCATCGTGACTCCGTATGTGTTCAAGAGCCACATCGTGCGGCCCGTCAATCGGGTTGGCGATCTGAGCTGGATGCCGACCAACTACATGGGCGAGTGGCAGTGGGTGACGGGTGCCTACAAGCTCGATGTGGATTGCGCCGATCCGCTGGAGAAGAAGGGTCAGCATTACGCTGAGTTCGTTCATGCTTCGGAGCCTATATTCACGTCGCAGGGAATGACTATTATCTTTAGGCGCTGCACAGGCGCTTTAACCCAAGTCATCTGTTCCTGATTAGTTAATACTTAATTAACGCGCTCCAGAGGAGGAATCTTCTGGAGCTTTTTCTTTGCAAGAATCTCTTGACGAATCAATGTTGATTGCATAAGATTTGATTGCATGGAAAACCTCAAACGTGGAGACGTACGCAAGAGCGATGGAAAGCTGTTCTGGTTCTACGGACCAAAGCTGGTCGATGGGAAACGATCCGAATACTGGGTGAATTTAGAAAAATACGACGAGCTGCTTCGAAAATCCGCAGAAAAAATGAAGCGGTACAACGAAGAGAATGCTGACCGATTGA